CGCCAGCCCAAAGCTTTGTGAGATCATTAAAAGACAGATTTTAAAATATACGTTATGATAGAAATTTCAAAAGAGATTAAGAAAAAAGCAGTTGCGGCGTTGCTTGAGGTGCGCGGTAACTTTAGTGGTAGTAACGAAAAATTTGCCCAGCAATGGGGTTTTCGTGGCGCAATTTGGAGCCGGATGCGTTCGGGCCAGGTGGACGGCCTTATAGATGACGCTAAATGGCTGAATATATGCCGCGAACTTGATGTTGTCGCCGGTGAAAGAAAATGGAAAGCGGCTAAAACAGATGTTTTTATAACCATTGAGGACGATGTGCTTTTTTGCAAGCGGTACGCGAAAGCAAAAATATTTGTGGATGAATGCGCGATAGGCAAAACGTTCACGGTTAAATACCTCTCCAAAACGCTACAAAATTGCTTTTATATAGATGCCAGCCAGGCCAAAACGCAACAACTTTTGGTACGCAAGCTGGCTAAGGTTATCGGCCTGGACAGCACCGGCACCTATAACTCAATAAAGGACGAGATAAAAGCCTATTTGAAAATGTTGCCTGAACCTATTATCATAATCGACGAGGCGGGCGATCTGAATTATAATGCCCTGTTGGAATTAAAAGAGTTTTGGAACGCTACCGAAGGGGCCTGCGGTTGGTATTTAGTTGGCGCTGATGGGTTGAGGGAAAAAATACGCCGGGGCATAGATGCACGTAAGGTAGGTTTTAAAGAAATTTTCAGTCGCTTTAGCGGCAACTTCACCAGTTGTGTACCGAAAGGCGATCAGGACAAAAAAGCCTTTTACAAGAAGCTACTTACCGATGTGCTGGACGTAAATATGGAAAATAAATCACAAATGGACGTGGTTATAAGACGCTGTATTGCTAATGATATGGACGGCAACGCGGGCGGTTTACGCCGGGCTGAAAGTATGATAATATTGAATGATTAACCTAAATTTTAAAATTCATAATTATGAGCATTATTAAAAAAGGCCTAAATGCCGACCGGGATTTTGAGACGTTTAAGCACGAAGCCGCAGTGTTGTTTATTAAGCACGGAATGACAGGCCGGGAGATTTGTGCAAAGTTAAATATCCCTACTGGTAAATTTCAAAAATGGAGTACGGCAGGCCAATGGCAACAGCTGCGCCCCGAAACAACACACAAAAAGCCGGGGCCAAAAATACATGAAGCGGCAATCTTATACATCAAAAATGGCCTGTCAGCAATCGCAATAAGCCAGGCGCTTAACGTCTCTGTGCCAACAATATCTAAATGGTGCAAAGAAGGCCAATGGGAAGTATTACGCCCGGACTTTTTAGTAATGGCAGAGTACAAAGCGGCTAACCTGTACATAAAAGAAGGCCGCAGCGCCTGCGAAATATCCCAATTGCTGAATGTGCAGGAACCTACCATAAAATACTGGATTTATGCCAACGGATGGGATGCCGCCCGTTTGGTTAGCGCCTCAACAAACCTAATAGCTGATGTGGTAGCGGCCTTTTGCCAGCACTATAAAACCATGTTTCCCAAACAAGCAACCGAAATAGAATTTGCACAAATTGAATACATTAAAACAATAACCCCCAAATTATAAAGCCATGCAAACAGCTACAAAACCACAAATAGTAAAGCTTCATGCGTTATTGCATAACCTGGGCTTAAAAGATCAAAAGGCTGATATTATTTACAACCTGACCGAAGGGCGCACAGAGAGCAGCCGGGAACTTACCATAGACGAAGCGCGGCGGTTGATTACCAGCCTTGCCGGGTACGACCCTAACGAGCGGTTAAAAAGCATTATATTTTCATTAGCCTATCAGGCAGGCATTATTTACGGTGATACACCCGAAGATAAAAAAATGAATACAGCTAAGCTTAATATGTTTTTAAAAGAGCGCGGCGCGGTTAAGCTGGAACTTAACCAAATGCACTATAATGAACTTATTAAAACGCATCGCCAGTTTGAGGCCATTGTGAAAAGCGTAAATGCAGCCAATGAAAATAAGCAAGCCGGTACAGCGGTAAGGAATTTATTAAATGAATTTAATATACCCGTAAAATGAGATACAAGAACGTAACCAAATCAATACCAGTAGATATTAACGGCCGCAAATCCTCACTCAATAGCTATTTGTTGGGAATGCCGGAAAGGCCGGTGCCACCGGCGCCGACGCATTATGTTATGGTTGATATTTTAAACAAGGATTTGTCAATAAAGCGAATAACCATATATTATAATCCGCAGGACACCTGGACAAACAGCGAATCATCATGTTTTATAAATGATCGCCCACGATGGATAGGCGATTTAATCGGGGGGCATTTAGGCTTTTTAGCGCTTGACCCCAATACAATGGCCTACACTTATTGGTTAATTGAAGTAGTTACAAATAGCGTTATATGCAAAGGTTTTCAATATGATTTTTGCAACCCTGATACATATTAGGTAAAAAGTGCCTTTAAAACTGCGTAAACGCACTTTTTACCCAAATGAAACATTGATAACCTGCACCTACCCCCTTACATTCGGCAGGGGGTAGGTGCAAAAAACCCAACTCAAAGCCAATGGATAACCACACGAAACCTATTGATTTTACCGCCAAAGCAAAGGGCTATTTTGAGGCTACTCCTACACTTATACGGTTGTTTTTTACCAGCGATGGGCAGGCCTTCAAAATGGAAAACGCCGCCCTGCAACGGGCTAAAAAGTTAAAGGATAAAGCCATTACAGAAGTTTTTAGCCCTAACATGAGCACTGCGGAAATTAAGCAGTTTAAAGAGGCCGAAACCGCAGAGAATGAAGCCGGGGTAAACGCTTCATTTGAACGGGCATTGCCGGAACTGGCAGCAATTATTTGGGATAATGCAAGGCACCAGCGGCGCTAAAAATCACTGCCGTAAAACCACAAAAATCAAGTGGATTCACAACAAACCAATTTTTTTATTAGCATAACCAAAGATACTTTTACAATGAAAAACGGAGAAACCAAAGAATTAACAGCCCTAAAATACACCGATATACGCAAATACTTTTGCACAAGGTATGCTAAAGGAATACGCGTTGATATTATCTATAATGAACTTAGATTAAAGTTTTATTTAGAAAGGCCTTGGTTATACAGGATTGTTAATGCGCCCAAATCAGAAAGGATTACCGGCAACCATAAAAGTGAGGGATTGCCTTGAATAAATTATTAACAGTAAATGAAAAACGTATCATCATAAGCAGAGCAGAAACCGAAGCTATTTATTTAGCCTTCGGTTTTCTTGTTTTAGTAAATGCACCTTATAAAAATTGTTAAAATGCCTAAAAGTAGCAAACGCTTTATACTATCAAATGAAAATTTAAACTCCCACGGCTTTGTTGTAAAAACCGATGGAATTGATTTAACCGCTTTTAAAAACAACCCGGTAATGTACTGGATGCACGTTTACCCGGCAGACGATGAAACCCGTAAGGCCCTGCCAATTGGCTACTGGGATGAAATACAGGTAAATGGTAAAGAATTAAGCGCGGTGCCTGTTTTTGACGATAACGACGCTTTTGCAATGACCATTTATAACAAGGTTGAGCACGGAACGCTACGGGCCGCAAGTGTAGCACTTACCGAGCCGGTGGTATTAGGGACTGATAAAAGCACCTGGGTACCGGGGCAAACCAAACCAACGGTTTCAAAATCAAAACTTGGTGAAGCAAGCATTGTTGACCGCCCATCAAACGACCAGGCCGTTACATTGGGTTTATCGGGCAAACCGCCTATGTATTTGCAGCTAAGTAAAAATGCTCTGAACGATTTAAAAAATTCCAAAATGGAAACTACGACCACTACCGAAAATCCCGATAAAAAGAGCGGCAAGGACTATGAGCCAACCCCCGAAATGGCCGACATTATAAAAAACACTGTAGACGTTGGAAAATATCCGCAAGATATGATCGACAGGTTGCTTGCTGTTGCTTCAAACGACCCCGAAGTAATAGAAACCGTAAAGGGGCTTATCAGGAAACAAGCAATTAAGCCCGAAAATGTAAAGCTAAAATACCATCACGGTTTAATTAGCCAGGCCGCAAACAATAGTTACGATGATATTAAAAATAAAATGGCTGGTGGCCTGAATGATCTTAAAAATTCAGCGCCGGAATTGTACCGCGCTAAGTTCTTTGAAAAACACGGCAGGATGCCATCGGATTTAGTAATGAAACCCGGAGGCACAGGGAATATATAATAATTGATTACACGGCATATTTAAAAGGAATTTAAAGCTTTTATAAATGGATAACACCGGCAAAACGGCGAAGGAAAAAAAGATAGAGCAAAACGCCCTGTTATTAAAGCTGGCAACCGATTTTAATAAACGCCACATTAACGAGGATTTTTAAAAAGGATGAATTGCGTAGAAAGGGATATTTTGCAAGAATCGCTTGAATTGGAAAAGCAGTTAATATAAAATAATGAACCAGGTTATAAAAATTGCACATGTACCACTTGACGAGATCACCCCGGGTATAATAGAAGTAAACTAATATAATGAATAATTCCCAACCAAATGTTTTTAATGTGCAGGATATTTTTCTGCAATTGTACGGGGCTGTGCCCCCGCATATTTCGCAATTGGCTGCCGCGCAAACACCCGCCACCCCCAACACGGTAAATCAGCTTTGGACGCAGCGAAAAACTACACTAACGGGCGCGTCCCTTTATGGTTTGAGCGATACAATGGGCCGTGAAGTGTTTTGCCCGCTCACTTTTACAATCGGCGATAATGTGTACAATTTTCCGTATGCCATTATCGGCCTGAAAAATAAAATTGAAATGAAAAGCACCCCAATGATAGAGCGGGGTGGCGCTGTGATAGAAGAAATGGGCGCTGGCCCCTGGGAGTTTAACATTAAAGGGTTTTTAATGAACGCCGACATGCAGTTTCCCGACGACCAGCTGGATATGATAAATGACATGTACACCCGGCGCGTTCCAATGAGCATGAGTAGCCCCTTAACGGATTTGTTTTTATTAAAAAACGACTGCGTGGTGATTACCAGTTTAGAAATACCTCCAAAACCCAAAGTGATTGGCGTGCGCGATTTTGTAATGACGGTTATAGAAGACAATATTTTGGATTTATATAGTATATCTTGATAATTCGCGCTTCGCGCCCTAATGATTTATTAACGATTTAAACCCTAATTAATATAAAAATGGACCCAGTATTATTATACACCGATACCAATCGTATCAACAAGCAGCAGGCAACATTAGCCAATATGGTACCTGTTTACCAGGCTATTTACACGGCAATTAAAGCAGTAGGCGTAACGGCAACAATAGCCGAAATTAATTCGCTTGTACAAAGCGCCAAAATGAAAGATCAAACACCTTTTGTTAATAACTACATTATGGGCAAAATGGTGGCAGCTGTTAGCCCATACGTTGTTAATGGTGTAACCTTCACATCGGCAGCGGTGGCAAGCTTTATTCAATTGCCCGATACATCCGGCGTTACAGCCGCGCTTCAACCTGTTTGGGGTGGAAATGCTCAAAATATTTTTGTTAGCGAGTATGGCGCACCCAACCTTAATTTATTAGCTCTTGCGGATGATGTAATAAGCGCCGTAGCGGGCGCAAACGCTACGATTGCCGAATTATACGCATACTACACGGCCACTGATGCGAGCGCAACGCTTGCAAATAGTTTACAAGCCGTTTGTGATGCCTTAAACACATTTGATGCAGCCAACAATAATTTTTATGCCCATAAAACCCCGGTCGGAGATGAGCGTTGGAAGTCGAACGCAAGCAGTACAGCAATAGCAGGCCTGGAGCTTACAGTAGCCAATACCTTTGTGGTAAGTTTAAATTTTATAAGGGAGTATGAGAAAATTGGAAATTTGAATTTTTTCCGCAATCAGCGGTAAACATAACGGCATTTAAGTTTGCTTTTCGTATTGGCGGCTTAAATATTTTCATCAGGTTTTTGGAGTTAACCCGGCTGTTTAATCGAGCAGTCGGGTTTTTTAGGTAGCCTTACAATTTTGCAAATATGCTTAGAGGCAATCAGGCCTTAATGAATATTGTTTCCAACGATGTAAAAATAGCATCGGAAAAACATGTTAAGGGTTGTTTTACAGACGAGCGCGACAATGCGCTGGCTTGTCGGTTTTTCTATTACGGGCATTTAATCGGGTATCGTTATGATAAATGTCTCACAGAGTTGAGTAAAGAGTTTTATTTGAGCGAAACGGTGATCGGCCAGCGCCTAATGAACCGGCAGGGATTTATAAAAAGTCTACGCATTGAAGGTACAACCGGCAAGGATTTGCTTACCAGGTACCCACATTTTAATTGGAGGCATTTATAGTATGGATGGTTCGCAATTGGCAAAATATGCAGTGCAAAGGCCGCAACCATTGAAAGGTACTTTGAAAAGGAAGGCCCGCCAATGGTTGTACGCGAAACGATACGCTTTATTGATGATAATTTTAGGATGCAGGGCTGGCAGGGAGCGTCATTTATTCCGTGGCAACCTAACAAAAAAGGCACCCGCATTTTAGTACACAAAGGTGATCTGCGGCGTGGTTTTAACTATTACCCTTCACCTGGCGAAGTCTACTTTTACAATAATATTGTATATGCGGATATTCATAATCGCGGCGGTATTATCAATAAACCGGCCCGAAAGGAAGATTTTGTGCGTAACCGGCATATCGGCGGCAAGCGTAATGGCATGTTTAAGAAAGGCACCGCGCCAGGGGATGGCTTTACCTTTAGGCCTAACATTATTGTAATGCCACAGCGCCAATTTGCGCCGATTGAAGGACAGGAAAGCCTGGTTTTAAATGCTGCAATTATGAAGTACTTAGAACAGGATATAGGCAATATACTTCGATTTTGACCGGGATATATGCACAAAAAACCGTTAAAGAAAGCGGGAGAGTTGGCTGTTAAGGCCCCAAACCAACGTTTTAACGGTTAATTACACCCGGTAAGGCATACCGACAGAACGGCTTTCAAGGCCGCTGCCGAACCCTGACGGCGTGTGATACAAATATAATAATGTTCTTTGACAGATCGAATGCCAAACGCTTGTTTAAAGCGGTTTTAATTGATTATTAAAAGCTGTTTATACCTTTACCCTAAGCCGTTGTTGCGTTTGTAGTGGGCCTGAAAAGCCCGATTGCAGAGAGGCCGCAGCGGTTTTTATTAAACAATAGACCCTTTGTATGCAAAACCTATCGGCGATAGAGCGGTTAGACGCAGTGTTGGCCTACTTTATTATTAATCCGGAAAAACACTTTCAAGTTCAAAGTATTGCAGACTATTTTAACATTAATGTTTTTTTATACCGGGGAATTCTGAACGGACTTATAGATGATCGCTATATAAAAGAGAGTATTCTTCCTTTGCCAATTGGTAGCCGTAGCATATACGCAGTAACATTTGATGGCAGATATTTTTATGAAAACTGTGGTTATAAAGAGCAAAAACGTCTCGAAGGGTTAAAAAACGCCCTTGCTGAAAAAAAGGAAAAGATAGCCTCAAGACGCGAAAAAATGCTAATATGAGGCACCTGGGACGCCACTATTGTAGGCATTTTGGTTCTTTCTTGGCAAATATACAGCTACTTTTACCCCGTTCCGGTGGATTGTAATATATTTCATGGGCTGAATAAATAGGCATCATTTGACTTATTTGGCGGCGGCCTTATTAATAATTTTGTCATTGTTATTTGTTTAAGTTATAGGCGATTAATTGCCTCATCCTATTGAGCATATTACCGCATAAAGAGGTATTATTACTTTGGCCTGTAACAACAGCATAAAAGGCGGCCACCTCTTTTTGCTTGTTTACAATTGTTTCCATACATATAAATACTTTTTATTATTGGAAAGTACCACAATAAATTTTATTTTTTTGAACCGTTTAAATGTGATTTAAAAACCGGTTAAATGCCCGCTTTTTTACTCTTTTGGGTTATATTAATGCACCTACCCGGCATCGTTCAAACCTATTCAAGCGTAGAATGCGCCTAATTTAAAGCCATTGATTATTAAAAAAGCTGGAAAAACGGCGGTTTTAGGGTGCTAAATTTCCCTTTTGGATTTGCGGTTTAGGAAATTTGGATTTTTCGATTATAAGTACCGAAACACCCCCGAACACAAACGTGAACACCCGAACAAGCCCGAACACTTAAATCACTGATAAACAACAAACTAACAAAAACAAGCGTTTCCGCAAGCGAACGCTTGCTAATCGTGTAATATTCTATATATCAACAGCTTACAAAACAGGTGTTTCCGGCAAAAAAACACTTTTCGATACACTTAGCCCTATCAGAGCGTCATTGCGAGGAACGAAGCAATCTCTATGCAGGCAAATCAAGCACACGAAATGTTCGTTAATTGGATAGTTTAAGCCAAACTGCGCTGTCGTTTTTTGTGAAATGCAAATATTCATTAACTTGCATTATAGTATTCAAACAAGGTGGATGTGTGTATATCACCACCAATAAACTACATACAGTATTATACACCGGCGTTACCTCAGATATTATTGGCCGGATATGGGAACATAAAAACAAAGTACATCCCAATAGCTTTACTGCTAAATACAATTGCCATAAATTAGTTTGCTACCTGTTCTATCCGCATATAGAAGAAGCTATCGCGGCAGAAAAAGCTATCAAAGGCAGCAACAGAAAGCACAAAATGCAACTGATCAATTCCTTAAATCCCGATTGGATCGATCTGTATGATGAATTGATTACCGAATAAGAAATAATTACGGGTTAATTGATCTGCATAGTTTATAGATTGCTTCGTACCTCGCAAGGACGATGGGAAGAAATTCTGCCTATGGTGGGTGTTATCACCGCATTAT